AATGAAGAACGAATCCAATAAAATTAAAAGGACTGAGTCCGATACAATATCGAAAGCAGTCCTTTAAATAACAGTCTAACTTTTTGGGGCAGATCAATTGTTAATGATGTAATAAAATCTTACAAAAATAAGGATTAAAAATGTTTTTTAATAGAGAAGAATTGAAAAATAAACATAAAGAAATATATTTTGAAGCAAATTTTGATGAGATTGATTTTCATTCAATAAATTTTCTTAAATTGACCAAGAATGTTAGTGTTAAATATGATGGGTTTAATTTAATTAAAAATAATATTTATCATATGTTGGTAAATAATTTTAGTAAATATCAACCATTAACTTATCAATATTTAACTAAAGGAGAGTTTTTTTATGCTATTGATAGGAATCCTATTCCTGTAATAGGGGATAGTACAAAGTTTGGGATTATTATCAATAATATGGCTTATTATATTAGTTATGATCCTTATTCTTATTCTATAAAAGAAACTATAGGGCATTACTATATTCCTATAGAATTACTAAATTCTTGGTTCTTTTATAGTGAAAATTGGAGTTCTGTGGAGAGATATACGTCTGTTGAGAAAACAAATCTTCCATCTCTTTTATTAAGACCATTACATACTTTAATAAAGGGATTTGAAGATGAGTCTGGAAAATCTTTGCCTAAATACACGGAGTTTTTAGAGGAAAAGTTCAAACATTTATTTAGACAAAGTTACCAAGATGAAGTATTTAACGATAAAAAGTATTTTGAGTTACGTTGTTTATTAGATACTAGAGCCAATGATGATTGGAGTGAAAGTGGCTTTCAATTATTTGTGTCATCACATAATAATGAAAGAAATGTATATGTTATTCAAAATGCAGATGTATTTAGTATCAAGCAATTAATAAATCCTGCAGAAGCAATAGATCACTATGCCGCACATATTTTTTCAATAAACGAAGATGAGTTTGATTTTATGATATATGCGAAGGATTTTTAGTATGAGGGAAGTGTTCCCAAAAGTATGCTTTGCATAAAGTAATCTGTATTAAAGCCTTAATATTCGGTGAACTTTAATAGGTCATTTTATCACCAATATACAATTTGAAACACCAGTGTACTTGCCAAGCTGTAGCGAGCCATTAAAACTGCGAAAAAAAGCCATTAAAACTGCGAAAATAAAACCTTGAGATTTTTTCGTTGTTTTAATGGCTCATTTGTATGTTTAAACGGGATTTAAAGAGTGTTTAAATTTAGAATTTATAAATCATATTATCCTCATAAACCCCATCTTTGGAAGTAGATGCTTTCACCGTAATTCGCTCGTAACCCTCAAATGTCTCCCAGTTATTGATTTTACTCTCTTGCATATAGTTCAAATAGCGGATAAATTCGCTTTTCGTGCTGCTGAAGAAGATATAAGGAGGTTTGGTTAGATTGATTAAGCGTAGAAAATCAATCAAATCAAAGTAAGTAGCTTGTTTATAACTCTCTTGACGCGTACATAAGTAAGGCGGATCAAGTAGTAATAACACCTTGTCTTGATTTTGATAGCGTGGGATTAGTTTATGGAACGACTCACTTATAACTTCAATACCGTCTAAATAGCCCTCAGCCGTTGGGTAATCGCTTTGGCGCGCACAATTCCAAAAATCTTTAGCAAATAACGCATCAAAACTGCCAACTTGCTGACCAGAAAATAATAACCAAGAAGCTAAACAGTTCAGGTCTTTATAACCCTTGAAATCATTGATTTTATTGATGATTTCCTCTTTAATTTCTTTGCTTAATCGTCCATTTTTTGGTATAATACCATGTAAGCAATTGAAGATAATTTGGCGTAATCGGTTGATGTCGTCAATGTGATTTAATCGCTCGGCGTAGCCATCAAAATCGTTATAAATTACGGTTGCTTTTGGCTTTAGTTGTTTGGCAGTATGGCTTAATAAACCACTCCCACCAAATACGTCCACAATCGTCCAACCTTCACCTTCTCCATCAATGTGTTTGTTTAACACAATTTCCACGTGTTTCAAAAACATTCTTTTTTGCCCAATAAACGGTAGCGGGGCTTGTTTAAAAGTTTTTTTGTTTGCCATAGTTTTTCCTTCCATGGCGTTCTGATACTCAAGGTATTCCGACACTCATCAAATAAAGTTATTTAGTAAAGTTAATTACTTTGCAACGTGGACATTTGATTTCTAAATAAACAACTGTACCCACTTTCGCCAATAATTTGTTACAAAATGTGCAACGGATTGTTTTAATTGACTGCATATATTCTCCATAATTAAAAGATTTGTTACAATCCGCCCGCCTTGCGCAAGGTAGGCGGCGTATGGCTATATGCAGGCATGTTCTGCGTAGCTGGTAATAACGCGCATTGCCGTGCCGTTATTATCGCCGTCTTTTCTTTTTTTGAACTAAACTTTGTGCAGGGTAAACCCTCCTTTTATTAACTCAGCTAGTTTATTCGGCTTAACGCCTTTTTCTGTCGTGTGTCCAAAATCGCTTCGTAACTGGCTTTTGATTAAACGGTAATTAAATCTTACTGATTGCCTGCCTCCGCAACATAATCCACATAAATGCGGCCAAAATTGACCGCAACTTATTCATTAAAGCATATCGTCAATATAATGGTAATTCACCACGTTGAAATCAGTCGCCACACTCAAATCAACCTCGCCACGGTCAATACGAGCTTTCTCGGCCAGCATTGCAGATTTTGCATCGGTGTAGCTTGATTCATCAAGAGTGGCATCCGAAAGATGGCTGTTTCGTTCAAATGGTCTATCAAGCAAGTCTTGTAACCCATTTTTATTCACATAAACTTTGATGCCGTCTCTCTCTAATTGACTACTTTTCGCGTTAGCTCGGACGCTGTCCAGATAATTGTCTGTGAGCCATTTTGCGAGATATTTATAAATAGCTTTATCGCGTTCTTCGCGCTCTTGTCGCTCTTTGTGTTCGCGTTCTTCGCGCTCTTGTGCGGCGTCAATATCACTCATCTGCTCTTGGTCAAGGGCTGCGGTAATTGTTTCCGCCTCCAATCTATAGATTGGTGCAAGATAAAATTCACTTGTGGTTGAGTCTGCATATACCGACAAATTTTCACCTGTTTCAATTAAGCTTACCTGACCATTTTGCGATTTAATACAAATCGCATTTTGACACTCAGTCGGTAAGTTAATTACTGCTTCAAGGCTATGTTGTTGATATTTTTCAGGCTTTGCAGGTACAACAATTCGGATGGCTTTGACGGACTTATTTTTAAGTTTTTCGATCTCAAAGCCTAGTTTTGCTATATCTTGTCCTAGTTGATAAACAAATGGTTGGTCTTCTTTAGTTGGTGTTGGTGTTGGTTTTGCCATGATAAAAATCCTCTTTTCCTTGTTCATAAATTTTTAATAGTTCGATTTCATTTAGCGATGCCACTTCTACGGTCACCGCTTCAACCACTGCAACAATCTCTTGTGGTGGTTCGATGATTGCTATAATTTCACACATCTTAGTCACCCGGCACTGGAGTGTAATCAAACTGTAAGTTAATTCTCCCGTTGCGAACAGGCGTTTTAATGCGTCCGCTATGAGATACAATTTGCAAATCGTAGCCAGCTTGTGACCATGTTGCCTCCTTAGTTAAGTCGTGGTTAATATTAAGCTTAATAACACCGCCTTGAGCATCTATAACTTCGATTTCGCCTGTTATGGATGATAGTGTTAGCACAGGCTTGTTTCTGACTGTAGCCCACAAATCAAAGCGCGCCATATCACTTAAATTGAGAGGTTTTAATGTTTTATCCGGCAGCTTTTCAAACAGACGAACAATACATTCCTCGTCATCACCACGGTAAAGGTTAATCGTTGTTTTATCCATTGTTACGCACCATTGCAGAAAGTTGATTTGGGCTAAATCGCCAACCTTCATCGCTGTTATAAATTGCGTTAAAGCACCATTCGCTACAAAAATATTTTGAGCGTTTTTGCTTAATGCCAAGCACAATGCCTAACGCGCCCCACCAGTCATATTTACAACCCAAAGTGCGGTTAAAATAGGCTTTGATTTGCTCCTCGGTAACATTGTTGAGTAGGATTAAATCCCATTTGGTGTTATCGGATACATCAATCTGCTTGCAACGCACCCCGCCATCTTGCACTGATGAAGAGTAGCAGTCATACACTGCCGCATGCTCATAATGATGTCCGTTATCAAACTCAATGTGCTCAATAGCAATCTCGCAATGAGAATATTTCCCCTTAGTGAAAAATCGAGTAATGCGGTCAGCGATAGCTTTGACGGGCTCTTTTCGCCAGTTACGCTTGTGTTTGTACATCGCCAAATAAACCTTAGCCATTTTGATAAGCCTCCATCAAGTTATCCATTTGCTTGATAATGTCGTCATGGATTGATTGCAACTGCTCAAGCGTGAGATTAGGTGCTTTGAGCTCATATTTGCGCATACGTTGGTTAGCAAGTTCAACCTGCAGCTTTTCCAGCCCTGCTGCTTGTATCAAAATAAGATTTGTCGCGGTCTTGTTATCCAGTCTCGCGCGTTGTGCAAAATCGGTGATATATCGACTACACTCGCCTTCATAATTTGCGGATTTATACGCTTCTGCAGCTGCTTGTCGCTCACGGTACTCGCTCTCAAATCGAGTCCAAGTACTGTAGATTTTTGCCGCGTGCTCATCAATGTTGGCAATGAGGTGAGTTTGTTTTTTTGTAAAATTATCAGCAATTTTCGCTTCATCTTTTACCCATGTTGTACCGTTCCATTTGCATGGTTCAACAAGTGGTGCAAGTGCGGTTAAATTTTCTGGCAATCCACCCAGTGCAGTATGTTCTACTTTTTCGCCTGTTTCCTTGCTGTAATAGGTGCCCCGATGGTCAGCTTGGTATTGCCAATTGTTATCTGCTCGCACAATGACAAAGCCTTGTTTCGGTTGTGGCGGCTCATCTAAATAACTGCCTGCTGAAAGACTTCCACCTTCGCTTACATATTCAGTCATGCTGTGGCTGTAAATACCATTGTTGTCTATGCAGTAAACGGTAATTTCACCGCTTGTTTCGGCAAAACCTTCAGTGTTAAAAATAACTGTCATTGTGTTCTCCTAAGCAGCAAGGCAGATGTAATGAAAGGCGATGTTGCGGGGGCGATTTTCATTCGCTGTTGGCACAACGCGGCTTGCGTCAAAGCCAATGTTCATTTCTTTATATACGGGAGAATCGCCAGTATTTGTTGAACTTAGATTTGTGCTACTATCTGCCAGTGTTGGTCTCCAATCAGTTTCACTGCCTGAAAACGCTCCTCTATTTGCTGTAGTTTTAGATTTCAAAATATTATCTGAACCACCTGTAATATTCCGAATTGCGTCCCCCTGTGCCGACAACAACACTCGCTGCGCATCCACATTACGCCCATTATCCCAACCGCGCACAAACTCACCACGTAAATCAGGCAATT